GAATTAGAACCTAAATTAGTATTTTCAGAAATAAGTTCATCATCAATATAAATTTTTAATCCAACACCATCAAGATCTAAAACAGGATTTTCACCACATATTTTATCATCGTCATAATTGTATATGACTTCTTTAATTTGAAATCTAAGATTCATATTAGTAATATTAACAAAATAAACAAAAAATAGTGTTGCTGTTAAATTAATAACAGCAACACATAATTTACTATTAATGCTTATAAAGAAGCATTACTAGAACCAGAACCAGTACTTGGTGTAAGAAGTACATCATCTAAAATCGTAGCCAAAGTAGTACGTTGATCTCCGTCAGGAATAGCAATAGTTGTTGTAACAATAGCAGTATTACTAGCACCAGCAGCCATATGATCTTCGGTTTGCCATTGGAAAGTATACGTATCGTAATCTTGAGTATCATCTACTTCACTAGGAACAGAATAGTGTTTTTGTGGTAAATAAGTTTTATTCATGTTACCTTCACGAACAGAAACTTTTTCTTCAAGAGCACGTATTTGAGCAGGTGTACCTTTACCATGCGTCATTTCAGTATCAACACCTTGATCACTAGCACGTAGCAAACCATCAGTACGAATAAGAAAACGTTCATTGTTGACATCAGACGTAATAAGAATACCTAAATCAGTAGCTACAGCACTTGCTGTCCAACGTTTATTAGGTTTGCTGTTAATATCAGCAATAAGAGCATTTACTACATCAGCACGTACATCACCTGTTTGTACAACATATTCAGAGTTCATCCAATTAACGTGTTGTAAATAACCTTCTTCTTCATAACCTACACTTAAAGAAGCAAGAGTACCTGGAACTAAAGTAGTTGGAAAATTAAGACTTCCACTACCACCACTATCTTGACCAATAGCAAAAGCATAATTTACAGGAGCAACATAAGGACAATAATTGCGATGAAATGCTTGACGGTCAATAGGAATTGAAATAACTGTACCAACAGCTGTACCAAGAGCAATATAAAATTGTTTAACGTTGGCAATAGATGCAGGTGTTGTTGCAGCAGTAATCAATGTACCACTTTCAGTAAAAAGAGCTAATGCGCCAGGATTTAGAAGATTAGTTTCTTCAGAACCAGCAATAACAGTAGCTCCACCACCTTTACTTGCGTAAGTAACAGATGGCTTGGCAATAAATAAACTTTCCATAAAATTAATCGTTTAATAAAGTTTCAGAAATAATATTTTTGTGGTTGTCGTTGTTAATATAAGCACTAGCCATCCTAACAGCGATATCAGTAACTTCACTAGGTTTTGATAACTCGCAACTTTGATTTAAAGATAACGAAATTAATCTAGGAGTTTTAACATAAGAAATAACAGCATTATATAATACGAAATTATTATTACCGTAAAGTTGAATTGTATCATCTACAATAATACCAGTAGGACTTTTTGGTGATGTTTTACCATAAGGGTCGCTATTAATATCACCAATTTCTTCAAACTCAACGATTCTCGCATTTGAATTAATACTTACTAAATCTAAATCTTCGCTAAATTTTTTATAATTATAATCTACACTATCAACTGTTAGTGAATAATCGTCCCAACTAATAGTAAAAGAAGTATAATCATCATTAGTAACTATAATAAAACTACTTGGGTAGTATGTAGAGAAATTTTCCCAATAAATATCAATACCATCTATTCGATTAATAATTTCTAAAACATGATTTATAATGACAAATTTATTTTCATTGTCAGCAAAACTCATACTTGTTAGACCACTATAATCATTTATATCAAATAAAGTTTGTGTTCCGTTATTTTCGCCCGTAATAAGAAAGTTAGAGAATAAATCTGAAAGACTAACATCGTCTTTAAATTCTAAAACAGTAATTTTCTTATCACTATTAATAGATGTTATATTGTTATTACAATAAATGCCTGTTTTTACACTACGTAGTTCATAAAAATTAGGGGGTAAATCAGCAAAATAAACATTAGAAAATTTTGGATGAATATATACGGGAACAACAATTTGTCGATACAAGGTTTGGAGATCATCATAACGTTTGTATGTTCTATCAGCCCCTTCTTGTTTTCTATTCAATTTAGGACTAGTTGTTTCTTTTAATAGAACTCTTTGAGCGTTATTTAGTAACCAATCTTTTTCTTGTTCAAGAAAACGATCACTAGAAAAAGAGTAAACTTTTTGTAGTTTAATATCAAAGTCAATATGTTGTTCCCGTACAGTCATTTAATTAGAATTTTTTATACTTAGCTTTTAAGTCAGCAACAGGTTGTTTATTTTGAGGATCAAGAATCCATTGTACAGCTTCTTCTAAGTTATACCCAATATTTGTAGTTTCGTACATAATAGTACGAGAATTAGGAATTCTTCTAAGAAGTCCTTTAGCAATACACCCTTCAACAAATGCTTTCTTAGAAAGGTTTTTATCATTAGATACTTCTAAAAATTTAACAGGCTTTTTAGTAGCTAGTTTTTCTAACAAAGCATCTTGATCAATTTCTTCACTAGTATTATAAGTGATGTTGTCTTTTTCACTAAGAGTGATAACGTCATCATTCATCAATAACAAAATGTGAGGAACATTTTCTCTTTTATCAAGAAGTTCGACATATCTTGCGTAAGCTTTTTGGCGATTCTTTCTACTAATAGCAAGATTCTTACGCTCAATTTCTTTGTTGTATAAGTAGAATTTGATTTTTCCACTTTTATTAGCATCTTCAGGACGATTGGCTACAAAACTATGAGCAAGACAATATCTCCAAGCAATGAAGTCATTAACGTTAATAGGGCGTCCAACTTTATTACGGACGTCAAATTTCATTTTGTAAACTTTATTATTATCAAGAGCAGCTTCAAAACTATTTAATTCTCTTTTTTCTTCAGCCATCCCTTTTTTAGCAGCTTCTTCATCAGGGTACTCAAAACCTACTTCTAAGATTCTACCGCCACCTTTACCGTTTCTATCAGAAGTAGGCACTGAAATACTAATATTATTCCAATAATCTCTAACTTTAGTTTGGAAATTAGTATCATTTTTGGAAACACCAATAATACTAGGAAGGTATTGACTTTCTTCCGCAAACGTAAGCCCAGATAAAGGTACACCACCAGGAGTAAGAGCTCCACCGATACTTCTTTTATTATCAATAATTTCTCTACCAAGATCAACAGTACCAAGTCTTTGTAGTAATTGTTTTTGATCTTTAAACTTTACAATAACTTCTCTATGCTGTGTTAAATTCATTTTGTATATAAGTTACTTATTTTATAATAAGTTGATGACCTTTATAATAAAGATCATCAACTTTAATTTATTCACTTGCTTAATCTACGCCAAAACACATTCAAGTTTAAAACAATGAGTATTACGGCGAATAAAGATAGACTTACTACACATAAAGTGAATACTAGCAATATCTTGATCAGTAGCCAAGTTAATGTTAGTATTATTACCAGCCCATTCAAATCCTTTAATAGGAGTCATACCACGTAGAACACCAGTTACCATTGAACGATTTTTTTGATGCGCAATAGCGACATTACGTTTGCCGTCGTAATTAGTCATATCAATAAAGTACATATGATGACTAGTAATAGGCAAACCACTAACTGGATGCTTACGAGCAACATCAGCACGACCACCTTCGTCAAGAAGAGGAAGCTTCTTCAATGTAATAGTATGACCATCAACATGACGATATTGAGTAAAATACCCGCCAAAAGTAAGACTCATAGGAGAACCACTAATAAATTTACTTTGATCGACTAAAGAGAAACCAAGATTTTGACCTCCAGCTTTCATTGCAGTATCAAAATCGTCAAATCCACCAGTACCAGTGAAAAGAACAATATTTCTTTTTGTGTCACCAGTAGCTCCAAACAAAACGTCACGAACAATATTCTTAAGTTTCTTTTCAGTAAGAATACCAAAAGTATCGCTATTAGGAATTTGTTCTAGTACTCCTGAACAAACAGGAATAGGTTGATTTGTTTCATGATCTTTCTGAACGATACGACCGTTTTCATTACGGTTATATTCAGCGTACCAAAGATGTTCTTCGACATCTTGTTTCCAATTAAGCATATGTTGCCATTGCTCAAAATTAATCCAAAGGTTAGATGTTTTACCACCAATATTAAATTGACATTCAACAGTACGATTAGAAATATTACCAGCAATAGCGTAACTTTTACGCAAGAAACTAAGTTGATTTCTTAGTTTACCAGGCATAACGCGATTACTCTCATTACCACGAGATAAACTTTCAGAAACATTAGCTCCACCTACCATACCCCAAGCAGTACCTGGTTGTAGAGATTGAAGACTACAAGAACGTGCAGGGTCAGTTGTCCAAAGTTCTAGTTTGTAAGTATGATGCAAACCATCTTTTTGAACAGAAAGAATACGAGCACGATCACCAAAAGGAGATTCAATAGTATGATCTTTTTTCAACCAGTTACTTTTAAAAGTAACGAAAAAAGGTTGATTATTAATACCGGGATTATCTCCAGCAGTATACGTAGTAGAAACTACATGATCATTTTTACGAAGACGACCAATAACAGGCCAATTATACTGAATATCACCAACTTCAACAGAACCTCCAAGTTGACCTTCAGATAGAAAAGAAAGAGGAAATTTATCTTCTTCTTTACCAACAAGGTGAGTGATAACAGGGTCGATCTCGTCAGGACGAGTCATAAGAGCATTCACTAAAGAGTTCTCATTAGTGAATTTTTCACCATCAAAAGTTTGATGGTAAAGAATACGGTTTTGATTAGCATCAGCCATTTTAATTCAATTTTATTTATATTAATCAATATCAGAAATTCCATTCTTAGAATTAGCTACAACTTTACCACTAGTATTTTGTCCAAGCATTCCGCCTAAAGTAATATTATTACTTTGAGTTTTTTGAACTACTTTTCTAGAACGTTTGCCAATAATAGTGCCTTTTTTAGCAGCTTGTTTTCTTAATTGCTTTACTTTTTCTGTTTTCATTTTATTTTCAACAAGAGCAGAGAGATTAAAATTCTTAAAACGAAAATAAGAAAGTTGTAGACTCTTACGTTTATCTTCTTTAGCTCTATCAATCATTTCTTGTGATTGACCTTTATCATTTACTGGAATTGCCATATAACGATAAAAAGCTTCACGTTCATTAGACGGAATATTAATCCCATCTAAGTCTCCATTAGTAACAACTTGTTCAATTTCACCCCAAAAAGCTTTTTTACTTTCTTCACGTTGTTGAATAATTTGAGCATTTTTAGCGTCTCTTTCATCTTTTTCTCTTTGCTCTTTCTTTTTCAACCAAGAAATATCGTTATTAGCTTGTTCTTCTTCAAGACCTTTAGCGTGCTTGAACTCATAAAAATCTTCTGCTTCATCTCTTAAAGCCGCAAGATCTTTGTCAGAAATACCTTCATGAACTCTATCAGAAATATAACGTTCGATAATTACATCTTTAATTACACGTTCACGATAAACTTTATTATCGTCAGTTTCTTCAGGTATTTCAAAGTTACTATACTTGTTGCCTGCACTATAAAAATCTTCATCAGTACCACCAGCCATCTTATGTTGAAGATAAGATTTAACTTCAGGAAAATCGTTCCAAAGTTTAGCTTGTTCTTTTTGAGCAACCGCTTTAGTAGAATATTTTAAAAGTTCAGTAAAACCTTCATCAGTATTTTCAAATTCAATTGTGTTACCGCTTTCATCTGTAAAATCTACACCAAATTGGTCTTTAACTAAATTACTCAATCTAGTGATCTCTTGATTTGATTTATCAGTAATTGTTACATTACCTTCTTCGTCTAATTCGTAATCACCTTTTTTAGCAACTAATTCGCCGTCTTCGTTATAAAGATTACCTTCGTCATCTTGAACGAGTTTTAAACTTTCTTCATCGTCATCGTCTGAATCATCTTTACTTGGTTCGTCATCGCCTGGTTCGTCATTTGGTTCTTTACCGTTCGTAGAATCATCAACAGTATTTTTATCAATATCTTTGTCGACATCCTTGTCATCTATATCTTTGTCGTTAATATCTTTGTCATCGACATCAGTAGACTTACTGTCATCAACAGTTGCATTGACATCAATAAAAGGTTTTGTCTCAACATCATCAACATTAGTACTGTTACCCATTGTGTTATCATTCATATCACTCATTATAAGGCTATTTATTAATTAATAAAAATTGATTTTACTCACTATGTTAATATACACTATTTATCGTGCCTATTTTTATTTTCTCTAGCAACCGCTAATTGAGTTGCATTTTTTTCTCTTTGTAGCTCCATTTTCTCACGTTCAAGATTCGGTTTGTCTTGATTATTTATTTGATTTTTGATTTCGTTTCTAGCTTTAATTCTTTCAGCAGCATCATTAGCATGATTTAAAACACCTTCGTCTTCAAGTTCTGCGGTATTATTTAATACATCAAGCATAGTTGCGTCAGCTTGAATCATAGCAACTTCAAGTTTAGTCGCATTGTCTTGATCAGTTTTATATTTCTCTGCTTCTCTTTCTGCTTGTTTTTCTTGATTTTGCATTTGAGCAATACGTTCAGCAGATTCTTGTTCTTGCTTTTTAAGTTTTTCTTGAAACTGACGTTCAATCTTAACGCCTTTCTTAGCTAAAGTTTTAACTCGATTAATAGTATTAGCATCAAGTATCTCTAATAATATATCACTTCCCATACCATTTTGACCCATAGTAAGAAGTAATTCTCTAGCTTGCTCACGTTTCTCTTTTTCTTCTTGACCGTTAGAATTGTAGATACCAAAATCAGAACTAATATAATCAAGAAGTTCGTCACCTTCAAGATTAAAAAATGCTTCTTGTTCATCTGAATTAATATAGCTACCTTTTTTACCTTCCATCCAAGCTACTTTACTTAGATCAATAAGACCGCTGTCATCTTTTTCAATAAATTTTTCGTATTGTCTAAAAAGATCAGAAGTTAGAACACTTTTGCGAGCAACAGCTTGTTGATTATTAGCTTTACCGTCACTAGCATAAACATCACCGTAACGTTGGCGATTCATACCGATTAAATCCCACCACTCATTTTTTATCTCCAACATAAAGTCCCACATATCTTTAGCATATGCACCAAGACTCATGTCAATAGACTTAAGACCATTTATTAATGCAGCTGCTTTAGGTGCTTTATCATCCCAAACAGCTACACCTATGGCGTCCATCCAATACATAAATTTATCAGGAGTCCAACCTTTACCATTAGGGAAAAAGCTAAGAGGCATTGCAAGAATTTTATCTTTATTCTTAGCAAGTAATAACTCAAAACGATAATGCATAATATTATAAAGAACTTGGTAATTTAGTCCTTGTTGTACGACACTAATAGGACGATTATTAGCATAACCCATACGTACGCCATTATAAGGTAATTTACATTTACTAGGATTATTTAAAGAATTACGTTGGAAGTCGTAACGATCACCACCTAAAACCCATTCTTCATTAATAGAATAAGCATGATAAACTTCATTTATCCAGATATAATCAAGATTAATATCCCCAAATTCAGGTTGAAGTTTATAGTCAGCTTCAACTTCCATTTCTTGTGGAATACCAAATTTATCGTTATATTTTAATATAGCAACCTTTTTAAAAGTTTTCCAACAACAATGATATATTAAATGAGTATCATCATCTGTATTATATCTTTGACCTTGTGTTCTATTATTACTAACATCTACATTATTAACCATTACAGTAGGGGTTGTCATAGCACTACCAGTAGAGTTAGAGTCAAGCCATTCTACAATTTTTTCACTTTCTTCATGCTCACTTATAAGATTATGGAAATCATCAAGTATTTCGTGTGACGACATTCTTTTAACAACAACACAAGCATCAGCATCTTCTCCAAATGTTTGGTCATTCCAATTTATAAATACTATATCTCTAGAGTCGATAGATTCATAAACAATATCATCAAGGTAAACATCTTTAAAAGAATAACAATGACCACTAACTAGCCAATGATAAAACATTTTTTGTTGTATTTCATCAAGATCAAGATCATTGTATATAACATCAAGAGCGTTTTGAGCAAGACTAGCACGATAATCTTTATAAGAACCATCAAATTCTTCTACTGCTTCTTGAATATCAGGAGTTTCTTTTGAAGGTATTCCTGTTTCCATACCCGATTCATTAAGTTGATTAATAAATTGTTGTTTCAATATATTATTAACCAACTTAATTTTCTCTTGTTCTTTTTTATCAGGAGCGTCACTATTTAAACAATAAACAGTGCTTTTTTTAGATTTACGAAAATTTTCTCCCATAAACATTTTTATAACAGGAGATATAATATCATAATTTCTTAACCTAGATGGGAATTTAGTAAGTTTAGAATTACTTGTTTTATAAGGATTAAGTATATAATCGTAATCGTTTTCATTAAGAAAACCATTAGCAGCGTCATATAAAGTTTGGAAATTAGCACGCTCATCACCTAAGAAATTAGCTTGACTTATATAGTAATCAACACAACTTTTTATATAATCTTTATCTTTCTCACTATCAGCGAGTTTATGTTTTGGTCTTATGCTCATAGAAGTATAATTTTAAAAAAATTCTCTATTAAAAAAAGGATCAATATCAATAGCACTTTCAGGTTTAAGTTCTTCAAACTCGATTTGTTTAATGGTAAACATACCGACAATCCAAGCGGAAACCCTGTCAAAGTTACCTTTTAAACTCCACTTTAGCAACTCTTTTAAAAAAGCTACATCATATATATAGTTTAAAACGGTCTTAGTTTCGCCCGTAACACGATCAACTTTTACAGGCATTTGTAAAAAATCCCTAAGATACAAAGCACCTTTAGTTTTCTTTTTCTCATTAATATATATACCGTAACCTCTACCAGTTCTAGCACCAACATCACCAAGATATTCTAAATCAGGTTCTTCAAATAGCCAATCAAGTTTATGCATTCTTTGCATAAAAGATTTAGTATCACCAGTATTATTTTCAAAGTTTAATTTAGCATTATAACGTTCAAGTCCGTACATTACTTGAGTATTATAATCATCAAGTTTGGGAGGTCTACCAACATAAGCAGCTACGGGAATACCACCACCAAATCCTGTAATATTATTAGTAACTTCAAATATATATGTAGCTCCAAGAGAATGGTAAGCTCTTAAATCTTTTGTATCTTTATCATGAGCATAGGGATCTTGAAAAGCTACGTATAAATTACTAGGAGTTTTACCAGTTTTATGATCTACGTAAGGAGGTAACCATTCAATCCAACAACCATGAGGGTCTGTATTAGATTTTAAAGGATAGTCTTCTATCCAATTATGAGTAGCTTTATTTTCAGATTTTAATTTTTCATTAGTTTTAAAAGTAACTTTACCACTACTACTTTTAACCATAATTCCATAACGAGCAGCGTCTTTATAACTTTCGTCACGAATAAGTTTATTTAATTGAGATTCAATTTCTTCAGTAGGGAAAATATTATTTGCATTTCTACTAAATGCTTCACTAGGACTATTAGCTCTTTGACCACACCAAGTATTAAAATCTTCTGCACTTAAAACTTGACGTTTCTTTTCTTTTTGTTCTTTATAAGAAACAATAGCTGTTTCATAATTGGTATTACCATATTCATCCATATGTCCTTCAAGAGATTGGACATGAGGATAAAAATAACAACAAGCAGTACCTTCTGCACCGTCGTCCCAAATATTATTACATGGTAAAGCATCGTAAGCATTAGGATTGTAAACAACGTGTTCAAAAGCTTCCCAGTTAGCCTCTTTAGTACCAGCAGTACCCCATCCTGTAATAAAGCCAGTTTTAAAATCTCCAGCTTCAGTTGTAGAAGTAGTTACACCATACGATTCTCTAAAATTAGGAAATTTACCAAGCTCTTCATATTGAACTTCTTTACAGTCTTTACCGATAGTTACATCAGGGTTATTAAGTGCAGAAACAGCTTGAACTGAAGATTTATAACCACGTTCAGTATTTTCACCAGGATATTTATAACCAGAGTATAAAAGTGCAGTTGTATCAGTAAGGCGAGATTTTCTCCAATCAGTATGTTTATTAATGTGATCAGAATACAACTTAGTCATTTTAAATAAACCCTTACCTTTAATCAGGTAAGTTTTATCATAAGCAGCTTGAATAGTAGCAGATTCAGGAATAAAATTATAATTATGAAAAGCTCTCCAACCATTCCAATAAGATTGACCTTTACGTCTAGCTTTACCATAAAAGAAGTTTTTACCAATAATTTTAGCAAATTCACTAGCAATAGCTATGTGATATTGTCCATCAAAAAATAAAGGTAAACCAATTTTTTTATCTCCAGTTTTGACTGTTTTAATGTCGTCAAAAAGATTATCAAGTTTTTTTAATGCTTT